CAACGTGTCGGCGTCGTTCGACGGCATCATCGAGGGCTCAATCGCCTTCGAGGGCAACGGACCGCTCAGCACGCTGACCGCTTAATCTCGCAGGAAAAAAACACACAACACAACACATGGACGCCATCGAACTGGTCAGGGAACATTTCGCTTCACTCGGCACGCGCAAGATCGACGTGCCGGAGTGGAAGCTCGTTGTCTACGCATCGCCGGTAACGCTCTCGGAAAAAAACCGGCTCTACCGGCGCAGCAAGGACAACGACATGGAGCTGCTCGTTGACATCCTAATCATGAAAGCCTGCGACGAGCACGGCAATAGGCTGTTCACGATTGAGCACAAGCCGACGCTGTTGAACAAGGCCGACAGCAACGTCGTGGGACGCGTGGCGAATTCCATTCTAGCGGATGACAGTCCGAAGGTGGACGACCTAAAAAACTGATTTACGGCGGGGAGGCAGCCGACTTCCTCGCCGTTTACGCGCTTGCAGATCGGCTTCACAAATTTGCCCACGAGGTGCTCGCAATGCCGGCCGAGGAACTGAACGGCTGGCTGGCTTACATCGAATATCAAAACCGGAAACTAAAACAACATGGCTGAAGCATCATTTATTCTGCGGGCGGTCGATGCGACGAAGCAGGCTTTTGCGAGCGTGCAAAACTCGCTGGCGAAGTTACAGCAAAGCTCACAGACGGCGGCTGGCTTTATGAAAAAAGCCTTTGACCCGAGGGCTCTTGGTGCAGGTTTTGCAGCGGCACTCGGTCTTTCAATTACTTCGGCGATTGATTTTGGAATCAAAAAACTTGTCGAGTTTGCGATGCGTGCGCACGAAGTTGCAAAAATTCTTGCCGAGTCGAATACCAGAATAACAAAAATGCGAGAAGACGCGGCATTTGGTTTACTGGTTCCAGAAAGTAAACTGGATGCCATTGACGAAAAAAGAAAAGAAAACGCGAAAGAAATTTTGCGTCTTAAAGAAGCGACGAAGGAAGTTGAGCAACAGACTTCGGTAATAATGCAAGGTGAGTCATTTTTGCCCGGAGGAACGAGAACCAAGAGACTTGGCACAATAAAAGAAGCCGAAGATTTAAGCAAACTACTCGAAGAAGATCAGGCTCTTGCCGATGCTCGAATCAAACTTATTGCAGACGCAGAAAAAGTAATAAGGGACAGGGCCGCAGCAAATCGTGTTGAGCGAGAAGTCGCTGAAGAAGACGCGCTGCAATCCGCTAAAGAACGAGTTCAAATTGAACAAGTATTTCAACAAAAACTCGGCGATACCATAAACGGCGTAACTCAATCAGTTACAAAGCAGACGGAGGCTCAAAAAGAACTCGGCCAATCGTTAAAAGATTCCGTGATGACGCCGATGGAGCAATATGTCGCGGAAGCAGATCGCCTAACTCAACTTTTCAAATCTGGAGTAATACCGGACCAAGAAACCTTCAACCGCTTAATCGCACAGGCCGGTGATAACTTTGCTCAGACCGAGGAAAAGCAGCGCATGTTTGTTGATTCACTAGGCGCAACCACCGAAGAAATGGAACGGCTGAAAGTGGCAGTGGCAGAAATGCAACTGGCGCAGGACGCCGGCAGCTTAATCGCCCAAGGATTCGAAGACGCGATCCTGAGCGGCCAAAAGCTCGGCGAAGTCGTCCGCTCGCTCGGCCGGGATTTGGTTCGGCTTGTGTTCAGCCAACTGGTGACGCAGCCACTCGCAGCAGGCATCGGCGGAGCAATCAAAGCAGCGTTCGGCGCTCGCGCAATGGGCGGACCCGTCTCCAGCGGCTCTCCCTACGTCGTCGGCGAAAAAGGACCGGAGCTGTTCGTGCCGCACGCGTCGGGCACCATCGTTCCAAACAACAAGATGGGCGGCGGCGGATCCGGCAGCGGCGGCGTCACGGTCAATTACAACATCGCGGCCGGCGTCTCTCGTGCCGAGCTTGCGCCGATTCTGGAACAAGAGCGGCGCCGGCTCAAGGCCGAGATCCCAGACATGGTTCGACGCGGCGGCGGATACCGTGCAGCGTTTGCTTAATCGTCATGGCCATCTCATACCCACTCACACCGCCGAGCCCGTTTAACCTCTCGCGGCTATCGCTCACGGGCGTTTCTGCGACCTCGCGCAACACCTCGCCGTTCACGCTCCAGACGCAGCAATACAACTGGCCGGGGCAAGCGTGGCTCGGCTCGGTCGATTGCCCGCCGATGAAGCGGGCGGACGCCGAGGAGATCATCGCGTTTCTGCTCAAGGCGCAGCGCGGCACGTTCTATTTTCAAGACTACGCCAACCCGTTGAACCGAGGAGGCGTCACCGGGAATCTGGCCGTTGCAAGCGCGACCGCAAACGGGACGACGCTCGGCATCAGCGGAGCGAGCGGGCAATTCGCCGTTGGTGACTGGCTGCAAATCTCAACGAGCCTTTACAAGGTCGTGGAATCGACCTCGTCATCGAGCGTAGACGTTTTCCCGGCACTCCGCAAAAGCTACGCGGTCAGCACATCTATCATTTACGGCAGGCCGGGCAACGCCGCTCGCGCTCAAGGCGTCTTCCGCCTAGCATCGCCGAGCACCGAGTGGGCAATCGGTGAGGCGAGCATCTACGGCGTCGGCTTCGCCATCATCGAGGACGTTGAGTCATGAGCATCACCACCGCAGGCCGATCGCTCTCGGCCAACATGGTCACCGAGGTCAGCGCGTCGCAGCTCTCGCCGATCCTGCTCGCGTCGTTCTCGTTTTCAACGCCGGTGCGGCTCTGGAGCGGCTACGGCACGATCACGGTCGGCAGCGTGACCTACCAAGGCATCGGCACGCTCGGCACGATTTCTCCCGTCGAGGAAACGACCGACCTCGCGGCGCGTGGAATCAACTTCCAGCTCTCGGGAATTCCCAGCGCTTACGTGTCGCTTGCTCTGACTGAGAACTACCAAGGCCAAGCCTGCTCCGTACTGTTCGGCGCGCTCGACGCGACCGGCGCTCTCGTCTCGTCGCCCGTTACGATCTTTGCCGGCCGGATGGATGTGATGTCCGTCAACGACGACGGGCAGAATGCGACGATTTTGATGAGCGCGGAGAATCGGCTCGTGGACTTTCGCCGGCCGCGTGAAGTGCGCTACACCCACGAGGAACAGCAAAACCTTTATCCGCCCGGTCCGGGAACACCCGGCGATCTTGGCTTGGAGTTCGTGAACGCGATTCAGGAAAAACAAATTTACTGGGGCAACGCGAAGCTCGCGGCACCCGTCAACGAGGGCGGCGGCGAGACCGAGGTAACCTCATACATGTGATGCCAGCACGCCGTGACAACTGGCCGAACCTGCTGGCGCAATTTATTGAGCAACGGCGCGAACAACCTTTCGCGTGGGCCGTAAATGACTGCTGCATCTTCGCGGCGGATTGGGTCGAGACGTGCACCGGCGTTGACTACGCGCAGGCGTGGCGCGGTCGCTACTCGTCGGGGCTTGGCGCGGTGCGAGTGCTGGACGAGGCGGGCGGCGTCGAGGCTCTGGTGGACGCTCTGGGGCTGCAACGCGTAGCAACGCAGCTGGCAGGCCGAGGCGACATCGTGGCGCAGGAAGCCGGGCGCGGAGTCACGCTTGGAATTTGCCTCGGCGTGACGACGGCTTTTGTGGCGAAGACCGGTCTGGTTTTCGGGCCAATCGAAAACATCCAGACCTCTTGGAGGATTTAACATCATGGCGGAAACAATCGCAATTTACCTGTTCACACTTTACGGCGCGGCAACTGGAACGACCGTAATTGTCAGCGCAACGACCCTTGCCGTTGCGACCGCAGTTGTTACATTTGTCGGAGTCACGGCTGCATCTATGGCCGCATCCAAGCTTCTCGCTCCGAAGATGCCGAGCTTCTCGGACTCGTCGTTGACGAACCGCTCGCAGATGACGCGCAATCCAATCTCGGCGCGTTCGACCGTTTACGGCAAATGCCGAGTCAGCGGAACCATCGTTTATCTCAGCACGACCGGCGACAAAAATGAGTTCCTGCACATCGTCGTCACGCTCGCCGGCCACGAGATCCAAGCGATCGACGAGATCTACTTTAACGACGAGCTCGTGCCGCTCGATCCAGTCTACACAAATGAGCCAACTGGTTTCTACGCAGGCGTTGCGCGGATCAACAAACATCTCGGCGAGTCTTATCAGACGGTCGATGAGGATTTAGAAGACGACACAAGCACGCTCACGGATGGAAAATGGACGGAGAATCATCGTCTGCGCGGCATCGCCTACCTTTACGTGCGGCTGACGTGGGACGCCGAGAAATTCCCGAGCGGCATCCCAAACATCAGCGCCGTGATTCGCGGGAAAAAGGTTTACGACCCGCGCACGCTGACCACCGCATACTCTGCCAACGCCGCGCTCTGCTTGCGCGATTACCTGACCGACGCGACGCTGGGGATGGGCATGACCTCGGCGGAAGTGGACGACACCGCTTTTGGCGTCGCCGCGAACATCTGCGAGGAACAGGTGCAGATCCTGCCGACCTCGCCAGTCGCATACGAAAACCGCTACGAGGCGAACGGCGTCATCGTGACGAGCGCATCGCCAGACGAGAACATCGGCAAGCTACTGAGCGCAATGGGTGGCCTGATCGCCTACACCGGGGGCCGCATCGTTCCCTACGCGAGCGGCTACCGCATCCCAACCGTCACGCTCGACGAAAAGAATTTCGTCGGGCCGCTCAACGTCGTCACGCGCACGAGCGCACGGGACCGCGTGAACAGCGTCAAAGGCGTTTATGTCAGCGAGACGAACAACTGGCAGGTGACCGACTTCCCGACGATCAGCTCGGCGACCTACGTCACGCAGGACAATAACACCGTCTTCTTCCGCGACGTGGTGCTCCCGTTCACGACCTCGCCCAGTTGCGCGCAACGGCTCGCGGTGCTGGAGCTGCGCCGGGCTCGCGAGGAGATCACGTTCTCTGCACGCTTCCGCCTCGAAGCGATGCAGGTCCGCGCTGGTGACACGGTGATGATTACCAACGCGAAGCTCGGCTGGTCATCGAAGGTCTTCGAAGTGATGGAGTGGAATTTTGCGAGCGACGGGACGCCGCCTCAGATCTTCATCGACATGACGCTGCGAGAGACCGACTCAGAGGTTTACTCGTGGGACGTTGACGAGCAGATATTCGTCGAGGACTCGCCGAACACGACGCTGCCGAACCCGTTCACGCTCGCGGCGCCGACGAACCTTTCGTTGACCGCAGACGGAACGACTCAACTCGTGCAGGCCGACGGCACCATCCTGCCACGGATCCGCGTCGGCTGGACGCCACCGGCCGTCGAGTTCATCCAGTCGGGCGGCTCAGTCGTCATCGAATACAAGCCAAGCACGAGCACGACATACCTGACTTGGAACACCGTCGAGGGCGCGCAGACCGAGGACTACATTTCCTCCGACGTGAAGATCGGCACGAATTACAACGTGCGGATCTACGGCGAGAGCATCTTCGGCACGACCACAACCTACCTCACCGGCTCAATCACGGTCGTAAAAGACTCAACCGCACCGGTTACACCGACCGGACTGACCGCAGCCATCGGCACCGGCAAGGCCGTCTCGCTCGACTGGAACGACAACACCGAGCCGGACTTTTCGGAGTATGGCATTTATCGGAATACCTCGGCAGTCACGCCGGCCAACGCGAACACGGACAAGATCGCCGAGGTCCGCGCCTCGCGGTTCGTGGACACGGACGTGAACATCGGCACGACTTATTACTATTGGCTGACCGCTTACGACACGGTCGAGAACGTGAGCGGCTTCACGAGCTACGTGCAGGCCACGCCGTCGGTCATCACGGCCGGGCCAATCGACCCAACAGCGCCGGCCACGCCAAACGCTCCGACGCTGATCAGCACGACCGTCTATGTCTCAACGGACGGCACGAGCTTTGCAAAAGTCTCGCTCACCGCGCCGCCGTTGCCATCGGGCGCGGTCGCTCTCGACGTGCTTTACCGGCGCACGGGCTCAAACGATTTCATCGTCGGCAATCAGATCAACTCGTCGATTTCCTACGCCGTCACGATTGACGATCTTTCCGTGGGCGAGGCTTATCAATTCGCAGCACGCGGGATTTCGTTCTCGGGAGCGTTGTCGCCGGTGTCGCCGCTGCTCAGTCAGACCGCGCCGAGCAAAGGAGCGTCGGCTGGGCCGAGTGCGATCACCGTGGCAGGGCCGGCAACAGCCGACCTTCAGCCTCGCTTAGTCGGAGGAGCTCAAATGTATGCTTGTCTCGCGCAATGGACAAAATCCAGCGCGCTTGACGTCGTGAGCTACGATTACGCGGTGAGCGACGTAGACACTGATGCTGATGCAGATTCAGAGTGGGCAGCGGAACCGTTAAACACGACGGCGAATCGTGTCGCTCTCTATTCTTTTGTGCTAACTGGCCAATACCTGCGAGTTCGCAGCGTCAATTTTAGTGGGCAAAAAAGCGGGTGGGTCGCCGCTGGGGTAAATCTGAATACAGTTTTCGCTCTACCTGCTGGCACGATAATCGCGCAAGACGCCAACGCCGTGGCGATCAGCGGCGGCACCGTCGCCGGCATCACCGACATTGCGATTGCGGACGGCGGGACCGGCGCAAGCACCGCCTCAGCCGCTCGCGCAAACCTAGGCATCAATCGATTCTCTCATGTCGAGACGTTCACCTCGGTCGGAGCAGCGAGCACAACTTTCACGTTCACGCACTCGCTCGGCACCGTGCAGGACTACGTTCTCGCCCAGTGTGTCGACCCGGCGAACGACCTTTTGATCGCGCACGATTACGCAGCAGCGGGCAACACGAGCAACGCCACGGTTTTCAAAGTCGAGACCATCGACGGCTCGAACATCAGTGACGGCGGGAGACGTTTCACGATTCATTTCGTGCAGTGATTCCGCGCTGAGTCTGTTTTTTCTTCAGACGTAAGTCTTTGGTAATCAACGCGCTCCGTTTGCGTGTGATACTTCGCGCACATTTTTCTTCACATCGGGCGCGGGATGTGTAGGGTTTTTTCATCGGAGCAATTAAGCCCGAGAGCACAAAACACATGAAAATCAACATCGCTACTGTTACCATCCGCAAGGGCTACACCAGCAAGGATCACCTCCTTACCGAGATCGCCAGCGCCGCGCGCGATACTCTGAAAGCCTCTTACTCCTCTCGCAGCGCCGCAACAAAAGCAGCCGAGCGGGCGATCTTCCGCGTCATCGCCTCGCGGTCTCTCTACTCGGGATGCGCCGCTGGTCTCGTCGGAGGTGCCGCATGAGCTCCACTACCGCACTCACCCACGCTCTGGTCTTGGCGATCCTCGCGCCGGACCAAGCTCGCGCCGACCGGGCCACCGCTCTCGCCGAATCAATCGGCGCGGGCTGCACGCCGAAGCAGATCGCCGCAGCGAAACGCAACGCCTCAAAACTCGCCGCAAAATGAAACATCTTACCATCACCCGCCTCAGCGACGGGAAGCAATACACCGAGGAGCTTGTGAGCCTCCGCGCTATAAACGCAGACCTTTTGGCCGCGCTGGAAGAAGCGCAGGAGACGCTGCTTTACAACCACATCGACACCGGCCACCTGCCGGGGATGTCTCAAAGAATTCGCTGGGCTATTGCAAAAGCGAAAGGGCTCAAGTCATGAAGACCTTTTTTTTGATCGCGCTCTGCGCCACCGCGCACGCCGCTCCACCAGACGGCTTCTGGCGCGCTCTGCACGTAGTCGAGACCTCGGGCCGCACCGGACCGATCCTCGGCGACCAAGGCCGGGCGCTTGGACCTTTGCAGATTCATCGCGCCTACCACGCCGACAGCCGAGTGGCCGGCGATTACTCACGGGTGGCTGAGCTGGATTACAGCAAGCGCGTCGCAACCGCCTACCTCAAACGCTACGCTCCCGAAGCGTGGGCCAAGGGCGATGTCGAGACGCTTGCGCGGGTTCACAACGGCGGGCCTCGCGGGCACCTCAAGGCCGCTACAAAATCCTACGGCGTCCGCGTCAAAGCACTTTCCAAATGAAAGACACCCTACAAATCGCCGCTTACAGAAAGCAAATGAGCGGAAACGTGCACGCTATGTTTTGCGCTTGGATTGATCAGGCAATCAAACATTCGATCATTCAAATCCAAGACGAAATAATCAAAAATCATTATCACGCAAAAGAAGGTTGGGAACTTGCAGGAACTCGTGAGAAGAAAATTAAAGAGCTTGAGGAAATTATTGAGCGGCAAAAAGCCGATGCTGATTATGCAGCGCGACCGATCAAGGAACCGCTCACGCCAATCGCTGATCTGAAATTGCCAACGAGAGTCAGGACGGTTTTGCGCAACCAAGGATTTCAAAGCGTTGGAGATGTTTTAGACAACACCGAGCGAGAAATTTCTAAGCTCCGAAACATCGGCAAAGGCAGTTTGAACATTCTAAAGGCCGAGCTAGCAAAACACGGTTATGCTTTGAGGAAAGAATCTAAATGACCACCGAACAATTCACCGAGATCCTCACCGAGCTTCGCGCCATCCGCGCCGCTCTGGAAAAGCCAAAGCCAATGCTGAGCCTGACGGCCACGACAGCAACCACCGCGACGCCGGACACGCTACCACTCCCAGCCGTTGAGATCGCCGACGCCGGCAGCGTGCAGGTTCATTTCGGGAAGAACGCCGGCACGCCGATTTCGGCTCTCAGCGACAAGCAACTGCTCTGGTATGGTTCTGACCGGCCGGCGCAGCTCAAGAAAGACGGCACCCCTTTCGCACCGCGCGAGGCCGACGTGCATCTTCTCAACGCCTGCCGCACCTTGTGGCATCAGCGCAAGAACGGCGCGCCGATCGCGCCGATCACGCTCACCTCGCAGCCTGCGGCGACGGACGACGGCGAGAACGTGCCGTTCTAAAACTTCTCGGCGCTTCCGAGCATAAACCTAAGCCTCCGACGGCGCTCGTGCCGGTGCGAAAATACGCGAGCAACAATTTCCCGAAAGGAAAACCCTCCGGCCAACGACGACCGGAGGGACACGAAACAACACACACGATACAACATGGACACGAACGTTAAAACAGAAATCGCGGTCGCTGAGACCGCCACGAAAGCGCCGATTCAATTCGGCTCAAACGGGGTACAGCTCCAATCAATCGACGAGGCTTTCCGCTTTGCGCGGGCCGTAGTCGCCTCGGGCTGGGC